AAACATTTTATGCAGGTGTTTCTGTTTATGGTTCAACCTCAAAAAATACTATTAACTTCGGCGCTAGACCCTTTGCCTACACGCCACCAACAAACCATCTAGCGCTTGTAACCACCAATCTTCCCGACCCAACGATTGCCAATGGTTCGACGGCGATGGATGTCCTTTTGTACACAGGCGATGGTCAATCGAGCAAAGCAGTTACTGGTTACGGTTTCTCCCCAGACTTTTTGTGGCTTAAAGAAAGGAGTTCAACTTCTGATCACGGTCTGTGGAACACAGTTGTTGGAAGCGGCAAGTATTTGTCATCTAATTTGACCGCTGCTGAAGTCACTACAACCACAGAGCTGAGTTCTATTGATTCTGCTGGCTTCACTGTTGGTTCATCTGGTATGACCAATCAAAGCAGCCAGACATATGTCGCGTGGGCTTGGGACGCTGGCGCCAACAGTAGTAAAACATATACCGTTAAAGTCGTAAGCGATAGTGGAAACAAGTACCGCTTCGATGACTTTGGCTCCAGTGCCGTGACTCTTGAGCTTGAAGAAGGGAGTACCTATGTGTTTGACCAGTCAGATTCCAGTAACGCAGGCCACCCACTGCGATTCTCCACTACGTCTAACGGAACGCACGGCGGAGGCACTGAATATACGACAGGTGTGACGACTACAGGCACACCTGGTCAGGCTGGCGCCAAAACCACAATTGTCGTAGCAGCAAGTGCGCCAACTCTTTATTACTACTGTAGTGTGCATAGCGGGATGGGTGGCCAGGCTAATACAAACAGCACCGCTGGGGCGTCTAATCTTGATGGAAGTATTCAGTCGCTTGTCCGCACCAATCCGTCTGCTGGATTTTCGATTGTTACTTGGACTGGAAACAGTGGAACAGTAGGTCATGGATTAAATGCTGCTCCTGGTTTAATTATTTCCAAAATAAGAAACCAATCGTCAGTATGGCCCGTGCAACACAGCTATGACACCAGCCAGTTCCTTACTTTAAACACAACTGACGCAGCCAGTTCAGGTGCCACTAGGTTTGGCGCGGCTCCAACTAACTCCGTTTTTAGTGTTGGCAGTTGGTGGAATAGTAACAGCGACGGAGTGGCTTACTGCTTTGCACCTGTCGCAGGCTATAGCGCGTTTGGTTCGTACACCGGCAACGGAAATGCTGATGGTGCATTTATATACACAGGTTTTAAAATTGCATATTTAGTAATAAAATGCACTAGCCACACAAGCATGTGGAGCTGTTGGGACACAACGCGAGACGTTTACAACCCAGCGGAACGCCGTCAAAAGCTTGATGACAACAGAACCGAGGAGTCTGGTGACTCAAATTTGTATATTGACTTGCTGAGCAACGGATTTAAGACAAGAGTCACAGACACTGATACAAACGGTAGCGGCAGAACATATGTGTATATGGCATTTGCTGAGCATCCCCTTAAAACTGCACGAGCACGCTGAACCATGGTATTTAAAATCATCATCACCGTCCTAGCTTTGGCCCCAAACCTTTTAATTGGGTACTTGTTTCTCAATAAAGACGCAATTATTGAGAATCAGAAAAAAGCTCTGCTAGGAGCTATTTCCGGCCAAATGTCTAGTCAATTGACTAAGCAGACTGACGCAATTAAGGGCAACATGGGATCAATGTTTACAGACACTATTAAGCCCGAAATCAAAGCAGGTGACAAGAAGACTTTAGACGCAATCCCAACCACTACGGGTCCTGCGTTACCCTTTTAGTAATGCCTTCAATACCTGATCTTACAGTCAGGCCTGTAGGTGATTTGTACATCCGACCTATTCATAATTGGGTAGGCGTACCGCCAGTTGTCAATGCGGTGTCACCACCCGTTACCTTGACTCTTGGCACACCAATTATTCAAATACCTGGTTGCGTTAAGGCGCACCCTAGTTCAGATAAATCGGACATAATTGGCGATGATGATCCGAAAGGAGTGAGGACTTATTGTGATGCAAATCAGCCAACTTTTTCTCCTCTTGACTACACTCCTGAAAATTTAATATATCAAAAGCCAGCTAAATTTAGTGGGTATAGGGGGTCAAAACCTGCGCAAAAACAAGACCAAAAAACTGAGGATTTTGCAAAAACTACGTTGCCAATACCACCTGTTACTGGTGAAATAAATACAGCTAATAATAAAGAAAAGGATAGTGTAGAAACTAAGCCTGTTTGTGCAGATGGCTACAACTTAGTTGACAACAAATGCTTAGAAATTAAAGCTGAAGTGATAAGTGAAGTATCCTTTGTCGAAAAATATTTACCCACAGCGCCTCAAGTAACTACTACAGCAACCATAGCTGTCGTCGCCACTACGTCTGCTTTATTGGCCAAACCATTAGCAGATCTTCTTTTAAAATTAATTAAACCTACTGTGAAGAAGATAATGAAGAAGATTGCTGCGTTGAGAGGACAGAACCAGAAGGTAGAGAGTGTTTTACAGCGTCGTCTTGCCCAACGTGATCGGAATCGTGCGATTCGTGCTCTTCGAGTTGCTTTAAAGAAATAGGATGATAATGCGGGACTAAAGTATCGCCTGGCATCTTAACTACAACATCCTTGCAAACATCAAAGTATGGTGATTTTGGGTGAAAAGTTATACCATTCTTTGCGAGCTCACCACAATTTTTAAGTCTTGCGATTTCAAAATCTAGTCTTCGATTCGCAAGCACTTGTTGTTGAAGAGCTATTTGTGTGTCGACAGCTTTTTTACAACGTTTTTGCAAACTATTGTCTAAGGGAAAAGATATTGTGGCGGAAAGTCCAGCGTTTAAGCTGTGCGTATCTTTTTGGCCTGTCCTTACATCTTTCCAATATAAAATTTCACCTGGATTATCAATTACTCCATCGCCGTCAACATCGCTGACGTCATAGACAGGATCTTTGTAGTAGCCCTCAAACGGTTTCTGAAAAGAATTACTATTGGTAATAAAAGGAGTGATATTAAGTGTAGGGCCTTGACACTGTATGCCCATTCCGTAGGTATTGGTTATATACGGGCCATGTAACACCTGAATTGCCTGATTGGTAACCGAGCCGCTGCTTGTCGCGACCGGGTTTGCTGTGGCGCTTACACCACCAATATCAGCTGCCATGCAGGGTGAAGCAAAAGTAGCTATCGCACTTATTGAGAGAATATGGAGGTACTTTCTGTAACGCTGTGAATTTCTGTGGTTCTTTGAATTACAGTCTGATTGGACAGACCCGGACCTGTCATGGTTTCTGTGAACTGAAAGCCTTTTCCGGGATTCACTATCTCCCATCTCGGTTTGTTTGCAGTATCGAGAGTTGTCCATGTACTTGTGACTCCATTGACCGTATTTGAGGTCGAGTCGGTAGCACTTGGCGCGAGACTTCCGCCAGTATTTTTGATATTACTACCAGTTACAGAGTACTGGTACCCAGTGTTGTAGTCAATTGAATTTATTGTTTCAGAGACCACTGATGTTGTCTCAGTTTTTGACTGTAAGCTGCCTTGAGTGAAGTTTGGGACTACAGGAACTGAGTACGCAGCTTGCGAAAGGCCATGCAAAATTCCTAGGCAAAAACCTAGTACAAGCGAATCGCGAAGGTTATACATGTCAACGCACGGTGACCTCACTTACGTGCTGTCCTGTTGCCGTTGTACCGGCGCCACCAGCCGTAATCGTCATTGCACCGTCTGTAGCGATCGTTCCAGCCAGCGATCCTGCTACACCACCAGAGGAGGTTGTAGTCGAGCCCAGCATGGGAAGAGAAGGGACAACACCTGACGACACTGTCGTTCCACTGGTCACATCATCTCCTTCGATGTATGACTCGCTAAATGTAAAGGCATCGCCAGTGGTGGTGATTTCTGCCCCCATAGGGGTATATCCGACTGCAGTACCAGATGAAAGAGCACCAAGACCGCCAAAGGAGCTCCCTGACTTGACAGAGACGTTAGAGCCACTTACTGAGTAAGTGCTGCCAATACGTGTTGCCTGACTAGCTGCACCATCGACAGTCAGCTGTACTGAACTTTGTAATTTATGAGTAATATCTGCACGTGCAGCCCCTGCAAATAAGATGATTAATGCGAAGATTCGGAGCATGGTTTTATCTACACTACTCTGATATTAAACGGAGGAAACACAGTATGATATTAAATGAAAGTGATTGTACCCATGGCTGAAGTTGTAAAGGAAGATCCCAAAGACCCTAAAAAGAAAAGTGTTTTTGCAAAGATTAAGGAGAAAGCAGGTGATAGCGAAGAACATCTTGCAATTCTCTCAAACTTTGTACGACTCGGTGTTTTAATTTGGAGTGGTGGAATCCTTACTCTGAATTACGTAACTATTCCTGGCTTGGCCCAACAGAAAATTGATCCGACTTTCATTGCCAGCGTATTTACGGGAGTACTCGCTTCTTATGGGGTCCAGACAGCAAAGAAATCTGGTGACGGTACGATGAAGATGAATGGGGGTTCTGGTATCACAAAAGCTGATATCGAAAAATTGATTGAAAAGGCTGCACAGACTGCGCCGGCCCAAGTCATTAGAGTTGAGCAAGCGCCTCTTAAAATCACGACTACAACTGAAAAAGACGACACCTACAAAATGTAAAAATGAATTGCAAACCTCTACTTATTGGTGCAGCCACGATCATCGGCATCGCCCATCTTGGCGTACTTGGACATTTGCTTCAAGTACTGAAAGAGGATAATAAAGTAATAATGCCGTCTATTAACCTGCCAACAGGTCCTTACTCGTCTTACAAAGTCAATGTGAACAAGCAGGGATATCAGTTGCAATACAACGCCAATGACCCCAAAGTAATGAAATCCCGTAGGGTACTGGACTTGAATGAGGCCAGGAACAGGGAGGGCGGACTTTTCAAGCCAGCAGAGAAATCAATTGAAGATCGAAGAGAATATGAAACACATGAATACACTATGGATGGATACAGGAATACAGGTGAGGGCGGTCCCGTTGAATCGGGAAAGTTGACTGCAAAACAATTAGAGTGTATAAAGGCGGCAGGGTCTGGCGAGAGCACAGGTGCGATGGTTGGCGCTGGCGTAGTCAGTAGTGTTGCTCCTGCATTAAATGCGATTCCGTATGTGGGTTGGCTTGCAAGCGGTTGGGCTGTTATGTTTGGTCAAGAGAAAGGAGCTGAGATCGGCGGCACAGTTGCTACTGCTCTAAAAGATTGCGATGCCTAAATCTGACGATGAAGACGATATTTATCTGACGATTGAATTTCACCAAAGTGATATAGCTCAGTTAGCTGAGTCTGTGGATTTTCACTGGAAAATGTGGCCAGGTAGTCCAGCAAGGCCCATCGAAGAACAAGAGCGTCTTTATCGACTAAAGACAATATTGCGTGTTGCCATGCTTGAAATTATGTATCATAAGAAAGAATAGAATTTTTCATGGCACGGGAAGTAAGTATCAGGGCTGTAGTTAATACTAATTTTGTGGTCCTTTCAGACAATGAGAAACAAGGAGAATTTCTAAAAGATCGTCGAATACCAAGCTGCAGGCTTTTAGAGGAACTAGAGTCATCACTTGTCATTGATTCACCGCTAGGCACTTGGCTTTTAGTCAAAGATGACTGGGTGATCGAACAAGACGAAATAATCGAAAAACCCTATAAAGAAAAAGAAGGTTTTCGCTATATAGAGGGTTGCCCTTACTTTCATCTTCCGCTCGAAAAAGAGCATGACCACCGCAAAGGCCTGATTTACAGTACGGCAAGTGCTTTGATAGGCTTAAATATGAGTCCTATTAAGGACCTTGACGATTATTTATCAGCCGTCTATAAGCACGGTACTGGTACTTATAAGGCCGACAATCGTGCAGGACTTTCAGAGATCGGAGTCGGTTGTACTGTTTCTCATACTATCGGTCCTGACGAGATTGAAGATGAGATCGACGAGGGCCGGCCTGTAGTTTTAGCGATCGTAGCCAAAGGGACGCATAGGAGGCCTTTTGGGCTCACCTATTACGTCTGTCTTTATGGCTATAGCAGTGATTCCTGGCTACTGCACGATCCTTGTGGACGCCTTGATTTGAAAGACGGGCTTTGGGAATCTACTGTTGAGGGCGCAGGTAAAGGTGTTACTTATGACAGGGAAATGTCACAGAAGCGAATTTTTTACGGAGGCGGAGCCAGTGGCTGGGGCTTTATTAGATTTCATGAATTGTGAGCTATACTGATTCCAAATCAAGGGCAGTAATGGACGAAATCCTTACCGACACAGAGGATAAACTCCTTATTCAACAGCAGGATCTTGCAGATAAAATCCGTGCTGCTGAGGATTCATTGATGCGAGATAAGGAGCTGTATCTAAAGGTCACTGGTGCCCTTGAGGGAATCGCAATTGTCAAGCAACGTATGGCGCCTAAGCTGACCGAGGCGGTTACTGAGGCCAATTGAGATGATGGAAGGTCTCACAAGGAGTCGCTACAAGGCGCTTGAGACGGTTGCTGAACACTTATCTCCTCCGTCCCGTGAAATGCGTCTGGAGGCGATTATAAAAGACATCCCAGACGAAGATCTGCGCTGGGTTGTCGACAAATTGCATTACTTTATTCTAAAAATTTTAGAGGATGCTGAATTTGATCCAGCCGAAGAAGATCGCGATTTTTTGTCGCCTGGTTTAACTGATTGATAGGAGCGGAGGGGGTCGAACCCTCACGACCGCTGTGGTCTCAGGATTTTAAGTCCTGTGTGTCTACCGATTCCACCACGCTCCCGGTGGTGCAAGCATAACGTAGAGCACAAGTGTGTGCAGCCTACAGTTTTGACATAGCTGGAATACCACAAGTGTTTCATTGCGAGCAAGACTTACTGGTTAACTTAATTGTTTTAAGCCCCAAGGCTGCTCGTCGAAAATTTAGAGCCTACATATTTGAGAGTTGGGATTGGGAATGTGCTTATTGCGGTAAAAAATTAAATCCAGATACTGCAACAATTGACCACATTTTACCAAAACATAAAGGTGGTCATAACATTCGGTCAAATATGGCGTGTTGCTGCTCAAGCTGTAACCGGGCCAAAGGATCGACTTTGCTTAATGATTGGTACACTGAAGGCCTGCCGTATTTTACGGAAGAAAGGTTTGATAGAATTACTGCATGGGTCGAGCAAAAATCATGTTCGATAAAGCTACCCAGTACAGAATTAGCTCAACCGTACATCGATAATGACAACTCAATCAGCTGGGTCGCAATCTAAAGAAAAAGAGAAAGAGTTTCTTGGTGGCTACATCAAGGAGCTACAGGATGAGCGGATTGCTGACAAGGGCGATCGAGCCCTTCGTGGAGAAGTCAGTGATGACATCTCAGGAAAGGTTGACAGAGGAGTGCTGAAGGTGTGAGATGGCTGACCGTAAAAAGGCAAAGCAGCTAGCAAAAGAGCACATGAAGTGCAACAAACCTCAAAAAACCCCAGGACATAAGACCAAAAGCCACGTCGTTAAGGCCTGCAAAGACGGCGAAGAGAAAATTGTTCGTTTTGGACAGCAGGGTGTCAAAGGCGCAGGCAAAAACCCTAAGACTGCCAAGGAAAAAGCAAGAAAGGCTTCTTATTATGCCCGGCATAATGCACAAGATAGTAAGCCGGATAAAATGTCAGCACGTTACTGGTCTCACAAGGTCAAGTGGTAGCGCTGGATAGAGAAAAATGCCTATTGTGAGCTTTTTGACTCTGTTCACCGTTGCCTACCTTTCTGGGCTACTTTTTTTAGTAGAAGCTAAAAGTGAGAGAAGCCGCAGGCGTAAGCGTAGGAATCGCTCTAATTGACCATCAATTTAATACTGGTAGGATAGATCCAAGGTAAAGGCTAAAAATGGATGCATTAGGACTCCCCGTGGATGTTGAATTTCAAATCCACGCAGCGTCACTAGCCATTCAGGGCATGGATCGAGATGAACTAGAAGAGGCTTTCGTAGAAATGCTTCATCAAAAGGCTCACGATCGCCAGATGTTCCTATCTATCCTCAAAGATCACGGCATAGATGCCGAAGTCACCTTTAATTACCAAACCTTCGGTCAAATCTCCTAATAACAATGGCAACTCGTACCGTTCAAGGAACCCTTGATACCTTTTCTGTAAACACAGGCTCCGACGTGACTTATGAAGGTGCTGGTGCTGGCAACGATAGGAGCCAGAACACACGGGCATTTAAGGTTAACCCTGGCTCTACAGGAGACATTACCGTTTCACTGAACCAGTCGTTTGGTGTGATCGGCATGGAGATCTTCCAGGAAGATGACCATTCTGCTGCAAGTGCTCCTACTGGTTACAAGAAGGCCTTTAACGTCGCCCAGGCTGGTAAAGGGAAGGGTGCAGTCGGCGTGACTGTCACTAATGCCGCCAAAGACTACATTGTCCTGTTGACCTTGGACGGTTATTCTGAGGTGAGCTATACCGCTACTGTTGAAGTCCCGTAAGAAACAGCAGTCTTGGAAGGACTACCCCTTTCTTACAGATATTGGTATTGAATTAATTAAGTTTCACGAAACGCCTCGTACCTACATAGGTATGGGGCGTTTTGCTGCATACAAGGATTTTGGCGAGGCCAATTGGAGGATCGGTTACAACAGTCTGAAATTAGGTAAAAGGCGTGTTGCGTACAATGAAAAGACTGATAGAGAAGATATCGAGAGACAACTGGTAGAAGATCTTAAAGAATTCTCGAAAGAGGTTTCACAATACGTATATGTGCCCTTAAACAGGCACAAAAAAGGCGCAGTGCTCAGCTTCGCGAGGAGCCTTGGTATTCTTGGGTTCAAGAATTCTAAGCTGCTGGAGCTAATTAACAGCCACGCCTCAAAAAAACAGATTATTTCAGAGTGGAGTCCCTATATAAATAGGTACTGGCTTTGCGGAGGAGACAGGATGCGTGACAGAAGAAGAGCTGAGTTAAATGCTTTTCTTTCTGCCGACAAAGAAATACCAACATTCACAAGGCATACTTGCCAGACCTCTATATGCCTATTGAATCTGACTGAGACATACAATGGGGCACCAAACCAGATTAAAGCCGTTGAGTACCTTGAGAAAAAAATCAAAGAATGGGATCCGACTGGTCACGCTCTTCGGAGGTTTTACCGTCTTTGGAGCCAACCCCCAGCCGGTCTAGGGAATCAAGTGCGTCCGGGTCAAGATGTTGAAGAAGATCAATAGCATCGAGGATTTGAAGATTTAAAGAGTAACTCTCCATAAATTTTTCATAGTCCATTTTGTTTCGTATCTTGTGTTTCTAAAGCAATTTTAAGCAATACCAAATATCCAATCAAATCCATCACTACGTCTTCATCATCTTGCAGTAGGTTTTGACCTTTCATGATTCTGTTAATCTTGTCGTCGATACGAACAAGAATTTGTTCATATGCACTACTTTTACTGAACACCCTCACAGGATTAATAGCTGAATCACCGTACTTACTGTTTTTATAGAGAAGAAGTTCTTTGACGTCATCACAGATATCTCGAATACGTGCCTGCGTATCAGTAAGAGTCATTAGAATGAAGAGATGAATAACGAGACACGCCAATCTTACGACATCGATAATCGTCGTGCAGGCACTTATGCCTCTGCCATGGGTAAATCGTGGGCAGCTTCTGACAATGAGGGAGGTAATCAGTTCTTGCAGAATTATCTCGCGAAAAAACGAGTAGATGAAACGCCCAATTTAGATTTCGAAAAATCGCAGGAGGATCGTTTTTTTATAGGTTCATCGGAGTTTTTGAGACCAGTGCAGACCTTCAGGAATCAATTCAGGGCAAGCCAGTAACCCTACCTAAAGGCTCAAATATTTGTCTGAAGCGCTCTGCCTGGTCAAAACCATACTGCAATTTAGGTAGATATACGAAGTACCCCCAAAACATGGGGGTTTTGTTAGTGAAGTATCTTTTTCCGTGGATGAGGCGTGCACGGTCTTTTGGGAAGCACATTGGGAAATCCCATACTTCAGGACATGTACGAAGGAGCTCAGGATACGTGGTGTAAAACAAAGCCTCAGGTATGTTTCGAAGTTTCCATTCGCGGTGCAAGCGACGAAACCAGATCACTGATGGGTGTCTAGAATTCACACCGCTTCGTGTGCTCCATCTCCAGCTACCACGTTTTTTGTTGTATGAGCAACGTCCATAAGTAGGTGGAAATAAATAGGTCTTACCCGTCCAAGGATCTTGAGTATTCAGGCCGTCGTCTTCTAGGGTGTAAATTTTTTTTGCTTGCAAGAACTGCATGTTTGCGTCATGCGTCGAGCAAGGATCGAGGTCGATCTCACCTAATAAATCATGTATGTAAGGTAAATATTCAGCAGGCGTGAGCCAGTCCTCGGATATATGATAAATTTTTCCGAGGATATTGCGTAGAGACTTCCAGCTCTGCTTTTTCTTCAAAGCATGAGAAAATTGCTTTGAGTATTATCGCGCTTGTAATGGACCAGTGCAAGCTCGTTATCGTCTTGGATCAAAAACAAGGATTCTTTGTCGGGCTCGATTGTCTCCGCACGACGAATTGCTTTTTGCAAAACTTCAGAAATCGACTCTTGATCCCTGTTGTCCTCCAAGGCGGAGATTAAAGAGTCGACAGGCAGATAGAACATGCTCTCCTTGTCGTCAGCACCGGGTTTAAAAACCAACGCGCCAGGTCCTTCCAGCCGGTAAAATTTCAAATAGAAATCGCACATGTCGGCGCAAATACGCTCGATTGTCAGCTTTATTAGAGTCTCTTCAGTCTCTCCAGTGGCGCTGAGCATGAGTTTGCTGAGCATTTTGTTGCGACGGCTTGTCATAGTACTCTTTATTTGCATCAATACTAGCAAGCTTGTTGTGCACTCACAGGTTCGGTTGTCTCTTTCAATTTTATAAAGTTTGATAGACCTGCACGTTTGAGTGTTTCCAGTAATTTTGGTAGCGGTTTGTATAAGACTACAGCTTTTTGCATGTTACCGATTTTTTTAATTAATTTTCCGTCTTCATCCCTCAGCTTTGTCAATTCTCCTTGTCTAATCAGATATTCTGCAACGCAACGGTATCTACGCTTCTCTGCCAAATTAATATCAGGGTACCGATCGCATATTGTACTGATCTTCATGTCGCTAAAAGTAATTCTGATTTGATCCGCCAGGGACAAGCCCAGTACGATGTCGGACGTACTTGTCTCATAGCTACAGACGAGTTCAAGGTAACGCCGTAGGTCAGCGGTTTCGAAGCTGCCAGAGGGCGGTACGAACATTTCCACTTGCTCAACCAGAGACGGCACCAGCTTCTGTGCGTAGTTTTCAATGGTCACTGAGTTGATGTCTAAATCAGTGAAACGATAGCTTTGATAGGAATTGGTAGTCGACTCTTCAGGTTCGAAATCGGTTTTTTCGAGTACATCCAACCAGTTTTCTTCTGGGGTTGTACTCATGGTCACGTATTTTCTTGATTAATCTTAGCGATTTTTTGGATTTGTGTCTTTTTGTTTTTTTTGTCCCATTGCCTTTTGTGGTCAGCGATGAGCACGCTGACGTAGTAGTCCTTCAGGAGAGTGAAATGGTCTTTGAAGGTTGTGACCTTAAACCACTGCTTCCCGTAAATGTCTTCAAGGCGCTTTTTTGCTTTATCGACAGAGCCTCCAAAATTTTCCGCCTCCCAGAGTGAGGTTGCCAGCCTCTTTTGTATGGTCGTCAACAGTGATTCGATTTCTTGGATAGACAGTGAGTGTATTAACTCGCTAAACTCTTGAAGGTAAGGGTATTTTGTATCATGCGTCGCCCCATCACTTACGCCGAGCTGTTGTTGCTCTGCATTTTTGTCCCCATCGGATTCTTCGGAGCTGTCCATTTGCATGAGTTTGTGACAGATAGAATCAGTATAGAAGTGCGACTTAAGTAGAGCAATGGGTTCTCGGCCAAAGACACCTACTATTAAAGTTCCGAAGCCTGTTGTCTACCAGACTGTTGTACCCGAAGAAGATTTCGGGAGAGCTGACGAATACATTGGTTATCTGGACAATCAGCAGGACCACCTCATTGCGGTAGAGAATTTAACTTTAGGGAATAAGGAGAAAAGAGCTTACGACAACCTGGTCGACCGCGAGAGAGAGCTGGGTGCTTATTATGGGTCTCTCCCTGCTGATCAAGCAGAGACCGGCTTTAAGATTGATCAAAGCATTAGAGACGCTTTTAAGCAGCGCGTTGATGAGACTACTGAAGATGTAAATCGGGCTCGCGGTGTGTTTGAAGAAACCACCCAAGGCGGTGGTGATAAGCCCGGCATCGACGGTCCATTTAATCCAGGTGGTGGCGGTGGTGACGATGATGGTCCGAGCAAAGGTCTACAAGATTACAGAAAATTCCTTAGAACCTACGATCACACTGCTCGGGGTAAAGGATCGAAGAGAAATAAAGAGCGTTTCAGCGGCTTAGATGTTCGCTTTGTTAGAGATGCAGCTAAAGATTACGACATCTCTGAAAAGGAGCGAAATGAGGCTATCATTGAGGCGGTGAAACAGTATGACAAAGATGACGTCAGCATGGGTGGAGCTACTAATGAAGCACTTAAAAAATTAGGGGGAGATTTCAACTTCGGTAAGTCAGATAAAAAGAAGAAAAAAGATAAGAAGAGAAAAAAGGCTAAAAAGAAAGCAAAGAAAAGAAGAGAGAAGTTTAATGCTTCAGGCAAGTCGAGGTTCCAGAGGAGCCAATACGGTGGTACTCGTACCGACAGGTACGGGTAGGAGCACAGGTCGACCGGGCGGCGGCTGATTAAGCAATCTCACCAAAATCTAAAGAGGCGACAGCATTATTAGACACTAAGTCAAAGTTGACCGCCTCTTCAGTGGCTTCTTGTGTGAACCTAAAGTCAGTCACCTGTACGTTGACTGAGATTGAATAAGTCGTTTCTAGATACCTAATATCATTAGTTATTAAGAAAAGGTATTCACCTGCTTCGAGCCTTGTGCTTGGATAATCTTCTAAACGCAGCTCTTCTTCGTTGTAGTCAATAGAGCTTTGAGGACTGACGTAGCCCAAATTATTTATGGGAAGCTCCTCTCGCCTGTTATCTGGCAAGAGCTGATATATAGCCAGCAGAGTATTCCTGTTTGTATTTTGTTGATAGCTGAACTGATCGAGCTCTTGCGTGAATTGAATTGAGCGTGGTGATGTGAGCCGGATTTTATAAAATGTCGTCTGCTGTCTAGATAGGCCGCCGTGGTTACTTGTCAGTGGTACCGAGCGAAATACAGCAGCGAAACTGCCCAAATCAATAGGATTATATAAGCTATCTCCACGCTGTGCAGGACGGGGATCAGATCCATAGTAAGAGGTTGGT